ATGTCGGCCATGGTCGTTCCTACTGGGGTGGAGTTCCGAAGTACTGCTGGAAGTTGATCGCCTTGTGAACGCGCCGAGTCAGCAGCATTGGCGGGTTGGATTCGCCGGGGCTTGCCGTGTCGAGCGTCCCGTTTGAGAGAAGCGGCTGCGGGTTGCTTGCGGCCACCTTGTCGCCGCTATCGGCGTCAATCACGTAAACGCGCTTTTTCTGGCTGCCCGAAACGTAGTTCCACCCGACGTTCGGCAGCAGCAGCGGCCAGCCCGTTGGGTTGTATTCAAGCGTGACTTCGACTTGCCAGTAGCGGATCTCGACTTCGTTCACCACCTCAACGGCGGGCTGCCCGCTGATGCCCGAGCATTTCCACGTGTATTGATCGCCTCCGAGATACGACGAATTGTTCACGCAGTTCGTCACGGTGGCGGCCAGGTTGTAGTCGAATGATTGACGATTGCCGCTGATCGACGCCTGGAGCACCGAAAGGTCGGTCATTGCCCCTTCCAGAAAATCGCCAGCGGAGTTGGTGAGCGTGCGGCGGTCGTCGTTCCCAGACCCGTAGTAGTAAAAGAGCGCCGGGACCGACATGCCCGAGGTGCTGAACTTCCAGATGTCTGCCCGCTGGAGCGGGTTGGGGTCCAGCTGCGATTGCGAAAGCTTTGGTACCTCGTAGTCCCACGTGACGAGGTAGTGCCAACGGCTGCCGTTGTAGTTGCCGACGCTGACGTTGAACGCACGGCAGTAATCAGCGTCTGGGTGCGGATCCAGAAACACGACGCCGGGGGCGTTGCTGATGTCGGTGCTCGAGGTGGTGGGGTCGTTGACCTCAACCACCCATTGGCGTTGGTACACGGGCGGCTCGCCAAACTTGCGCGAGCCCGAGTATTCACCCAGTTCCGTGACGGCTATGACGCTCATGCGGCGGCCCCCAGCATGTCAACGGGTTGCTGCTGCAAGGCACGAAGCTCGGCCACGATCTGCTGAAGCTTCTCGTTCTGCTTGCGGTACTCGGCAATGGCGGGATCTTCCCGGCCCGTGGCCAGGGCGAGGAACTGCGACATGCCTTCGCTTGAGCGGAGGTCGTTTGCCTTGAGGGCTTCGTTTGACGGGCCGCTGAGCGCCTTGGCCCTGTCCATCTCTACCTTGTCAATCTCGTCCTGTTTTTCGGCAATTTTCTGGTTTCGCTCGTCTTGCTCTTTTTGGCGTTTTGTTTCGGCATCGCGCAAGGCTTGTTCATTAGCGCGCTGCGATTCATACATTTGCAAGTTCAACTCAAACTGATCGTTGGCGGCTTTTCTGTTTGCTTCCGCAATTGCGTCTTCGTTTGCTTTGCGAGCGTCGTGAATCGTTTGTTCGTCCTTCAGGCGACGGTCGGCAATTTCCTTTTCGGCCTTTGCTATAGCCTCTTCGTTTTCCCGCCGCGCGGCAAAAATTTGCAACTCAAAGTCTAACTGTTGCTCTGGCGCTGCCGCGCCGTTGGCGGCCGCTGGCTGCATTGCATTGCCAGGCGCTTCTCCACCGGCAAACGCCTTGCCGATGATCGGCACCTTGGACATGTAGGCGTAAAAATCTTTGATCTTCTGGCTGGCCCAATCAATGCGTTCACCGATGAAATCGAACGCCGCATTCATGCCGCTGCGGATGGTTTCCACCACGTTCGTCAGGCCAACGATAAACGGCGACAAGAACGTATGCACAACTGCGCCGCCGATCTTCAGCACTAGGCCGAGGGCTTCGCCAATAACCCCAATAAACTTCAGCACGCCCTCAACCATCGTGCCGATGAGCGTGAACACCGGGGCGATGACTTGTGCGATTGGAGAAAGGATTGACGTGATGCCTTCCACCACGCCGCTGATGCCGTCCGTGAACCCAGCGGTGCCGGACTGAATGGCGGCAAAGGCACCGATGAATGGCGTCACGAACACATCGGCTAATCCTGCGAATGCCGCTTCCGAACGCTCGCCTGCGGCCGTTGCCTCTTCCATGGCAAACGCCAGATTGTCAATTTGTTGGGCTTGAATCTGCCCCAACTGTGCGTTCAGCTGCTCGAGCGAAACCTTTCCTTCCGTTATCGCCGTGGCCATTTCAAAGGCACGGTCTTTGGCGTTGATGAATGCTTTTGCCAGATTGAGCGTGAGCAGCGCGCCGCCGATCAGCGGATTTGTCAACCCAAGAACAGCAGCGGCAGCAGTTCCAGCAGCACCGCCACCAATGGCCAAGCCGATGCCCAGCGCCTTGGCGGCCAGGATGAACGTGCGTGCCGCCAGTGCCCCTTTGAGAGCGCCCACGGCGAAATCTTTGAACCCTGCCGGATTCCTGACGGCGTTAAACAGTTTCCATTGCAAGTACGTCCATGCAACGTCTTTGCCGAACTTGATGACAGACACTCCGGCGTCAGCCACGCTTTTGGCAGCGTCACCCACGCTGCGAATGACGTTTGCAGTTCCCGTGGCGGCTCGGCCTGCGGCCTCAAGGGCTTGCCGAAATTTGCCGGTTGCCTTCTCGGCCCCGTTCAATTCCATTTCAGCCTTGGCAACGGCGCGGCCATAAACATCTTGCGTCAGCAAGCCTTTCGCCATGAAGGCGTCAAGCTTCTGGATCGTCTCGGCGTACCTTTCGGATGGCGTCCGCAGTTCGGACGTGATCTTGGCCGCTTGGCGGAACTCAGCAGAGGTGGCCTTGGCGCTGGCCCCAACCTTAGACAACTCGCGGTCGGCTTGGGCAACGCCAGCGGCCACGCCATCGGCGTTGGCGCTCAGCTGAAATGCCAAATCCAATTTTGCCATACGTCACCGTCGCAATTTGCTAAGCTCTGCCGCAATCTCTTCGGCCGTCTGTGGCGTTTGCCAGATCGGCATAAAGTCTTCCGGCTTTGGCTGCCTTCCCTTGCCGACGTGCGGGGCGATAGCAGCCGCCGCAATCACGCCGGCCTGCTTCCACTCACGCCCGTACGGCTCTAGGTACCGATCAAACGCCATCCACTCCCGCAACTCGTTCACCGGCCACCCTTCCACTTCCGTGATGCGGATGCCCATTGCTAGGGCTAACCGCAACATCGAGATTCGGATTGGCCGGTTTTTCAGTTTTTTGCTGTTTCCTCAATTGCATCGTCGGAAAGGTTGTTGTGCTCCATGGCCGCCAGCCACAGCCGGTTGATGATCTTGGAACTCTTGGCGGCCAACTTGTCGATGTCGCCATTCCCGAAAAGCCGCTGGCCGTTCTCATCCACCAGGCACTTGGCCAAAAACTTAGCGCGAAAATCATCCACGCCGGTTTCTTTCTTGCGAACCCATTCGTTTTCGTAGGCATCTCGCTCGCCGCACGTCATCACCTTGATGTACACGTCTCCGCCCCATTCAGGCACCGGCACCTTCAGCAGCGCCGAATCGTTGGCCGACAAGATTTGATCTTTTGTCAGAATCCCCATGCCTATGCTCCAATCTTGAAAGTGACGCTGAATGTCTGAAGCTCGCCAACGCTGCCAGACCATCCAAGCTTTTCAAACACCGCACCGCCGAACGAGAACGACACGCCCGGCCCGCTGATTGATAGCGAGCCCGTCAAGCCGACGTTCGTAGAGGACATGCCAGCAGTGCCACGAAGCGTGAGCGACACGCTGCCGTAATCGCCATCGGCGCGGCTGTACTTCTTGTACCGTGCCGCTTGGCTGCGTGGCGTCACGTCCACGGTTTCGGCGGTAATGCCGTCAACGCTGACGCTGACAACCTCGCCAAGCGTGACGCCGCCCCACGTGACCGCCAAGCCTTGCGATACATTCGCCACGGTTGGCCCCCGTGGTTACTTGACCTTGAGGGTCGCGTTGCCCTTTACGAGCTCGCCCACGGCGTAGGTGACGCTTGAAGCCGAGCAGGTTGCCGTGTAGTTGGTGCCGGCGAAAGACAACGTGCCCGAGCTTCCGATGGAAATTAGCGTGGTGCCGTAGTAGTCCACCGTAATTTCGTTATCGATCAGCGCGGGCGAGATGTAGGTGCGGCTTGCACCGCTGGCCAGCCCGAGGTGCGAAGTGTCCAGCAGATCGCCGCCGTACTTCACGCTCACGTTGGTGACGGTGTAGGTCGAGTTTGCGAAAACGAAGTTGGAACCCTGTGAATCGGACGGACCTGGCATGGCGGTGCTCCTGTGGTCGGCGGGCGGTATGCCCTACGTCTTTTTTAGGCCGTTTGGCGGCAACCCTTGCAGTTACTCAACGCCGTCTATGGCGTTCTGCATGACGGCTTCAAGGTTGGCCTGTAACGTCTGTTTCATGGCTTCCTTGTTTCGGAAGTAGGCCAACCACGCATACCGGCGAGCAACGACTTTCCCTCGGCCGGCGCGAGGTGGCGTGCCAAGTTCCAAATATGGGCTGTGCGGGGCCACGCCTGACTTGTAGCCAACAAGCCCCACAACAGTGAGCCGGCGCTTGCCACCATATTTCCGCACCACAGTGCCAGGCGATGAACGCAGCCTGCCGGTGCGAACCTTGGCCGCCAAGACGTTCTTGCGAAGAGCCCACAGGGCAGGCTGTAAAGCGTGCTCTACGGCCTCCACCACCTCGGATGGCTCAACCTGAAAGGCGTCAGCCAGCGCCTTCTCTTTGAGCCAGCGGGCATCTTTCTGCGTAGTGTTGATCTTAAACGTGACTTCGCGGGCCATTACGTTGCCTCTTCAATCCGAAAATCAAAGCTTTGCTGCACGTTGTAATAGGGCAGCATTTGGTCATCGGCGGGCATGTCCACGCCATCGGCTTCGCTCTGGATCGTCGTGCGTTGGATCGTCACGCCGGCCGTGGTGCCCGTCCACCCGTCCACCGCCAGGCGTACCTCTCGGGCCAACGCCTTGACGCTCGAGTACGACGTGCCGTAGCTCGTCAGCTGCAACGTCACGACGGGCCGGCCAATCGGCCCTGTCAGCGACTGCTCTCGCTGCACGTTCGTGCGTTGGTAAACGATCAAGGGCAGGGGCGTGCCAGTGGGGGCGATCAGGGGAAACACCCGCCCCGACACGATGGACGACACCGCCGTGCGGCTGGTCAGACGCTGGTAGATAAACGCCTCGGGGGCTTCTGGCAGGCTCATCCGTCCGACCTCTTCTCAGTGCAGATGATTTCTTGATGCCACAGTCGATCACGTTCAATGATCTGGCCGATTTCTAGCGTGCGATCCCGGTAGACAATTCGCATGGCTCCGGTGAGCCCGTCGAGGTAGCGGATCTTCACCCGGTGCGTCATGAACCCCACCGTTTCCGCGAACCGCTCGGTTTCGCGTGCCGACAGCGATTCGACCGAAGCCCAAACCGTGGCGAAGTCGGACCACGTAAGCGCGGTTTCGCCCACCTCGTTTTGCGATTTGGCGGCGCTCTGGATCGTCACGCGCGTCCACATGTCTCCCGGCGAGAGTGCCATTATCGGTAGCTCCCCCAACGAACCGTATCGAGCAACGCCTTCACGCCGAACGGCACCTCGGACAAAGCCGCCTCTTGTGCCGCATCTCTGTTGCTCCAGAGGTGCGAGACGATCATGAGAACGGCAGACTTCACTTGCGGGGGCACTGATTTGCCGTCTGCACCGTATCCCGCCCACCATTTGATTGTGACGCTGTTTTGATCCATGAGGTGGCTGGGCCACGTCTTGCCGTACAGCGGACGAACCGCCCCCGGTGTCTGGTTGTAGTCCACCCGGTACTCGGTGCTGGAAAGCGTGGCCGTTGTGCCGCTCACGGTTGGCGTATACGTCACGTCCACGGCTGTGTATCCCGTCACCTGCGACATGGGCGGGCGTGGCAATTCCACGTCCATGTTGGGCACGGTGCCCTGCCGGCCTTCAATGTTGTTGCCATCAGACCGCAGGCCAAACTGCGCCGGGCTGCCCACCTGCCCGTAGAACGAATCTGTTCGCATGGCCCAGCGGGTCAACACAAACGTGCGGTCGCAGTAATCTTCTGCCCACTGACGAGCCGTAGCGATCAACGCTTGAATCAGCGTGTCATCGTCTTCGTTGTCAATGCGCAGGTGCAGCTTGGCGTCGGCCAAGCTCACGGGCTCGACCACCGGCTGCGTGTCTCGGACAAGGCTGCGGTATCTCACTTGCGGCGTCTCCGTGGCGTTACGTCTGCGGTCCTGACTTCGGCGGGCTCCACGGCGGCCGTCTCGAGCAGCTGCTGCGTGTGAACGTCTCGGACAACGCGCCCGATATTGATGAGCTCGGTGCCCATGCCGTCCGGCACTTCAATCACGTCGCCCACGCAATACGCTTTCCACGCCCGAATGAATCGAACCTTCATGTGCTGGACTCCCCGTGTTCGACTGATCCCCATGCTTCCGCTGGCCGCCGGCCGCCAGCAGCCCAATACTTGGACGGGTACTGAAAGACGCCCTTGAGATCCCGGCCCGGCCACGTGAAGACCAGTTCGGCGTGCCCAATCGCCACCTGCGGGGCGATGCCAAGCGTGTTCCCGCTGGCCCGCCACTGCTTCCAAAAGTGAATGTCTTCCTCGGTCCTGCCGGCACCGCCTTCTGGCGCGTCACCCCAGTGGCCGTCTTCGGCAGGCGTGCCTAAGAACCACGGCGTTTTCATCCGTTTCAAGGCCGACGAACGCAGCAGCGTGCAGCCAAAGTGGGCGGTTTCGACGGGCTGAATCGCCGCCTCAAACCACGAATTGGGCAACTCCACCTTGCCGATACCGCTGCAACCCTCGGGCGTGAACATCGGGATGCCCTCATCCCGTTTCACCTGCATGGGGGCCACGGCGTCGAACCCGCTGACCATGGCGGCCGTCATCAGCCTCTGGATTGTGTCCGACTCAAATACGCTGTCGTAGTCGATGCACAGAATCCAATCGGTGCGGCTGACCATCTCTTGCAGCACCCTGTCCATGCAGGCATGCCAGAACGCCCCGGTGTGCTTTGTAGGGCGGATCCCCAGCGGCAGCAGCGACTGCATGACGCTGAAATAGTTGTCCATGAAGCCCAAACGGGGAACGCTGAAGCAGGCTTCCACCCGCAGGTCGTGCTCAACTTGTCCGACGCGAACAATCATGTGTGCTCCTAAAACGCCAAACGGGCGGCTCGGCAAGCGCCGGCCGCCCGCCTTGGGCGTTATCGCTGGACTGTCAAGCGACTAGAGCGACTTGTAATCGTTGACGTTGGCCGAGGTCGCGTCCGTGGAATGCGTCTCGCCCTTCGACAGGCGAGCGTTCGTCACAACCGCCACCGTGTTGCCGGGGCTCGTCACCACCGTCAGGTAACGCTTGCGGCCACGCAGATCGACGTTGAACCGGGCAACCGCACCGACAACCGCGCCGGTCGTGCTGCCGGCACCGGCCGTCACCGAAAGGCCGCTCACGTCTGCCTGGCTGGAACCCGACGAATCGGATTCCTGCACCTTGAGCACGCTGGCGTAGCTCGAGGTGGCAGCCGTGAACGGGCTGAAGATCACGTCGATGGACGCATACTTGAAACCGAGCGTGTCGATCTCGTGGCTGTGCGTGGCCGAAGCCGCAACGCTCGCAGCCGCCTTCGTCACCGACTTGGCACCGGAAAGATGGTTCATGCTTGGAAACTCCTTGGGATGTCAGGTGGTTCAGGACGCCGCGAGCTTGAGTGCCACGACCGGGCCGGCCGTCGAGGTGTCGCCAAGCGAGTGGTGATTGATGTCAGCCCGCATGGTGACGCGGTAGGCACGCTGGTCGTACTCGAAGTAGCGGTCGTCGCTGGCCGCAATCGACATCTGCGAGCGGGTCGCGTAGATGCTGGACAGCGACAGGTCGCCAACCACCGCCGCGATGCTGCCGGCCGTGAGGTCGGTGCTCGTCGGCATGGTGAGCGACCAGACAACCGGCAGTCCCAGCAGCGTGGCGGGGGCCTTGCTGTTGAAGTCCTGCAGGTTGTTGCTGGTGTTGCCGCCCATTGAGCTCTGCACCAGGGCGAGGTTCGCCGGGCCGTTGTGCCAGACGCTCGGGTGCATGTACCAGGCGGCCGAACCGATGGCGTACCGCGGCAGCTTGGCGACGGCGGAATTCAGATCCTTCACGTCGAGCGTTGCCACCGTGGTGTGCGTGCTCGCCGCAGACACGATGCCGGCGGTGTGCGTGCCGTCGTTGATCTTGGGCAGCAGCCCCCAGATCCCGCCGTACGTGTTGGTGCCGGTTCCGTTGAAGAAAGCTTCGTCCGTCCGCTTGCTGATCTCAAGCGCGAATTCCTGCGCGAGCCAATCTGCAACCGAAACGGCGTTGTCCTGCAACAGTTCGTTGCTGACGCGGGTGGCTGCCGCCAGCTTCTTTGCCACCAGCTGCACCATCGTGGCAGTGGGGTCGCTGGTCGTGATCGTGGTGTTCTCCCCGATCCAATAGCCCGTAACTCCGGTCAGGCGTCGAGGCACCAGCAGGGTGTCAGAAGACATCGTGATATTCTGGGCGATGCCCGACGAGATGCCGTACTGCTCGACCAACCGAATGAGCGTGTTGGAAAACTCTTCGGGCACAAGCACGCCGCCGAGGCTGTTGACCTGGCCGCCCATGTCGCGGGTTTCAATGCCCTGATCCTGGCACCACCGACGCGCTTCGGCGTCGTGGCCGATGTACGCCTTGAGCCACTGGCCCGAGACGAACGCATCGCGCTCGTTGGTGAACGCACGCAGGCGGCCACGGAAACCGATGGAACGGATGTCGGTCTTCGCCGGGGCAGCGGCCTCGACGGCCGGGGCCGCACGGTGCAGCACCTTGGCAAGCTCTGCCTTGCGGGCCTCGCGGGCCTCCTCGTCGGCAATCGCCTTCTTGATCCGCTCGGCCTTGGCCAGAAGGTCGTCGTACTGCGACTGCCGCGCCTCGACATCGGCAACTGCGGAACGACCGGCGGGCGTGCCGTCGGTGTTCTCGCCAGCCTCTTCGGCAGCGCCTGCCTCATCGAGCATGCCAAGCTCAGCGAGAGTCTGGGCGAGTTCGTCGAGCAGTTCCTTGACGCGGCTGGCGGCCATGTTTGTGGCTCCTGTGTGCGGTAGGTAAAAGACCTATCCGCACCCTATGGCCACGCATGGCAAGCCTTGCAGTCATGGCTTTGGTTCAATTGCTTACTTATGCAATGAACGGCGGCGTATTTCGCACGATTTCACAACGTGCTTTGCCGTCTTGCGGCACGCCGGGCACCGCAGGTAGCGAGTGCACAGGCCGCCTTTTTCCATGGACGAATACACGCCAAGGCGTGCCATGCGGCAATGCGTGCAAACGTCACCAGAGCGTGTTGCCATTGGCTGCGAAAAACTACTTTTTCTTGTTGTAGTTGTTGGCGATTTCGTGGCCGTGCGCAAATTGCGCCTTTTTCAATGCCGCTTTTTTCTTTGCAAGCTCTTCTTTGCTTGCACCAGATTTCTTTGCGGCATGGTACGCAGCGTGTGCTTGCTTGTGCGCCTGCGCGGCGCTGCCTGGCTTTCCGCCTTTTCCGCCAGACCCGCTACCGAACTTGCCATCGTCATCACGAGGGTGCTTGGATTCATCCCATCGAAAAAGTGCCATGGTTCTCAAAAACCTCCTTAGTGAACTTTCCAACGAAACATCCTGGCGAAGTGCCGGCAGCTTCAGCGCCGGTCGGTGCGATTGTAGAAACCGCTCATAGGACCGCACCGCCACGCCCGTAGTGGCCTGCTCATACGCCGGCGTCAGCACCGGCGAAACGTCGTAGATTCCCTTCACCGAAACGACGCTGCGAAGTGCCGTACCGTCCTCGTCCTTGTCCCATGATTCCTCGCCAATGACGAAGGCAAAGGAACTTCCCCACACGTCACCTCGAGCGATGAGCGTGGAGAGATCACGCCCCAGCTGCGTGTCGGGCACTTCGACGCTGTACCGCATGCCCTCGTCGTCGGTGCTGACCGCCAGCGTGCCGCTACGAGTCGATCCCAGCACGTAGTTGGGATCATGGTTCCACAAGGCCACAACCGGGTGCGACTGCTCTTGGAGAGCGCGGGTAAACGCACCGGGCAGAATCTGCTCGCGGAACGTGCCGAGCATTGTCGAGCGGACGTTGTACTTGGCGGCATAACCGCCGATGTACGCCTTGCCGGCCTCTCGGGTTTCCATCGTCAGCGGCAGAGCAACGCAGCGGCGTTCAAGGTTGTCCATGTGGCTCACTTTTTCTTGGGGGGCTTGCGAGAGCGTGGCAGTGGTCCTGCGGGCTTGACGGACCCATCAACCGGCGTCTCGCCGTCGAGCAGGTTGTCTGTGTACGACTGCGGCAGGTTGTCAGCCGGGGCCGGCTCGCCGCCGTTGCCAACGGCTGCCGTGGCCGCAATGCCCTGCATCGTGGTCAGGTTCATCTGCATGTACCGCTGGTCGCCTTCGGGGCCAATCGGGTTCATGTTCAGCACCTCGCGGCACTCGTTCACCGAGTAGATGCCGGTGGCCAGCATGGTTTGCAGCCACGAGCCCTGTGCGGCCAGATCGCCCCGCAACAGCCCACGGGTGTCAAACTCCGCAAAGTACGTGTCATCGTCTGCAACAAGGTCGCGGGTGATGGCCGACTCCCAACGCCGGAACCACGGCAACAGCGTCTGCTGCACCAAGTCGATGGCGGCCTGCTCTTGGCTGGCGTACCCAACTTTGGTCTTGTCTTGCACGTACGAAGGGTCAACGCGGTACGCCCGGCAAATCTCAATCACTTGGTACTGGCGAGTCTCA